GCCTTTTTCTTCGTCCAGTATCGTAGAGACCTCCTACGCATGAAGCATTCTGTTGTGCAGTTGGTCAAGTCTCAAGACAAGACACCACGCAAGGTGGCTGCGTGGTTGAAGGACAGGTCAGCAGAGCCATCTACGGCTCGTGCCATTGTAGGCTTTGGCGCTGTCGCTGGGGTAAGTATCAACCCCAGCCTCATTACAGAGATTCTTATCATGGGGGCAAGCATCCTTTCTCTTATCGAGTTTATTCGAGTAGAGCCTAAATCTAATTAAGGTCTATCCAGTTGATGGGGTCATGTATGGCTGCCATCTCATCACGCTGATGTTTTAGGTTTGCCATCCTTTCTCCGACCTGAAACCCTTCATCCAACCCTTGGTTATGACCAATATAGTACCCAAGTCCAAAGATGAACACGAATCCAACAAAAATTGCAAGTAGTTCCATAAAACGGCTTCGAGGTCTTTGTTTAAGCGCCTAAAATTATTTTCGAGGGGTAACGCATGGCTTTACCATCCAAACTCGTCTACGACCGACTGTGAGCCTGTGTGAGCTTTTTGGTCTAAACTTGGGTGATGCTCTGCCTTATTCTTGAATTGCATGAGTTCTGGGATGAAAACTTGCTGTGTAATGCCTGTTTCTCCGTCTCGATTCTTACCAATAATGACTTCGCAGATATTTTTGGTTGAGTCACCTAAAATGTCATTGTCTTCATCATAGCGTTCAATACCATAGTACTCTGGTCGGTACAAAAACATGACCGCATCAGCGTCCTGCTCTATGGCTCCAGACTCACGAAGGTCTGACAGACGTGGGCGTTTATTGTCTCGCATCTCCACGCCTCTGTTGAGCTGTGCCAAAGCAATGACAGGAATTTCTAGTTCCTTACTGATGACCTTACACATTCTGGAGACCTCTGCAATGTCACGCTCTCTTGAGTCATTGGACCCAGTCATGAGTTGCAGGTAGTCAATGACCAGCATCTCGATGTTATGGTTACGCTTCATTGCCATTGCCTTTATGCGCAGGCTATCAGCTGTCACATAGGAGTTGTCATCAAAGTAGATGGGCAGGTTGGAAAGCTGTTCACAATACTCAACCACCTTGTCATATTGCTCATCGCTGAAGTTGCCTGAGCGAAGGTCCTTGCCATCAATTTCTGCAATACTGGTGAGCAGGCGTAGTGCCAAGGACTCATGACCCATCTCTAAGGACATAAACCCAACAGCGTTTCCCTGCTGTGCCACACGCTTGGTGAGCTCAAGAGCAAAGGCACTCTTACCCATGGCAGGACGTGCAGCCACGATGTAGAGCTTACCCTTCTCAAACCCACTAAGATGTTTCTCGAAGTCTAGACCAGAACGTAGACCCAGTTCCATCTCTCCACGACGAATCAGGTCCACCTTGACCATCATCTCGCTAAGGCTCTGGGCAATAGAGCTGGTGTCTATCTCTGTGGTCTGCTCTGATTCAAAGCCCTCTGCTAGGGTCTTGAACACATTATCAGCAGGAGTGCCTGTGCGAAGCCCTGTATGGGCATCACCAATAAGTTTTAATAGCTTCCTGCCACGTGCATACTCTGCTAGCTGTTCGGCAGCATTCTTGGGCTTGGGTAGGTAGCCATCTCTGAAGTAGGCATAATCATCAGCACTAAGTAAGTCCTCACTCCTGAGCTTCTTAAACACCTCTTGGTGGTAGGCATTACAGAAAGCACCATCAGGAAGAGTTTCTAGGAGGTGGACATACTGGTTGTTGTTTACAATCGTGCCAAGGAGATTATACTCTAAATCCTCGTCAATCTGATTGTCAAACATGGGTGATAATAATCTCTGGTAGAATGTTTAGCTGGTTGCACAATAGGACCATGATGAACTTGTACTCACTCATGGTGGGCTTGAACATGGTGTCCTTCATGGACGCGTCAACCCTTGCCTTAATTTTTGGCTCATACCCCTGCTCCATCACAAAGTTGGCTAGTAGGTCAAACCTTAGGCTGTCATAGGCGTAGCCTCTTTCTCGTACCTGCTTTCCACTCATGCGCCCATCCTCTGTGTCGAATGAGGTGCGCTCGAAATGGTCAGCAATCTCGCTAATTAGTTCCGTAATCATGTGGTCTCCGTTTTTCTTTTAATATACGATGTCTCCATTTAATAAAAAAATGAGGGGCAGGAAAATGGAGAAAAACCTGCCCCTCGAGGGTAGGGAGAAGGAGGAGCTACCCTAAAGCCTTTAAGAGTGCATCAACAATCTTTACTGTCTGTGGGGTATTGTAAATACCGCTTTGCACGTAACGCTTGAGTCTCTCTATTGAACGTCTGTGACTTTTGATTACCTGTAAGTGAGCCGCCAGTTCGTGTGGATTGGCTTCAGTTTGCTCCCACAGTTCGAAGGCTTTTTGCTCTTCTGGTGTGGGCTCCATCTCGCCCTTCACAACCCTGTTAAGGTGTTGGTAGAAGGACTCATCCCAAGTGACGCCTAAATAGTGGGCAACCTCCTTGGAATACTCCCTAACTGATTTACTTGCTTGCTTTTTCTTTGCCATTCTCCTTTCTCGTTATTTCGATAACAGAGATAAGGGACACAGCCAACGCAATAATAGACTCAATCATCTCTGGGTTCACGGTCATTCCTACCGCACCCAATAAACCAATAATTCCTTGGTATGTTGATTTTTCAGTGAGTCGTTCTTTTAACCAGAGTAACATAAAGTCCAAACTTTTAGTGATGAGAAATATCGTGAGAAGAAAGATACTCTCATTGGATGGATTTATCAATACCTGTTCAATCTTATTGGAAGCGTAACTGTCCCTGTTATCAGTGACATAAACCTTTGGACGTTTCTTAGTATACCCAGATAACATCCTGCCCCTTCATCTTGTCTATATCAAAGTGAATAAATGTGTCTGCAATACCTATACGACCAATGTTCATGTTGATTAAGGTCATCAGTGCAACATAACGAAACTTGGAGGATATCATACTGCCCTCCTTGTTATCGCTAATGTCCACAGCCAGACCCTTGAGGTGCGAGCTATTAGGAGCCCCACCAACCTCTATGTTATGTTGTGGGCTTCTTACCCCACTGGTGACATAGACTGGTGCACCCCAAGCATTACGTATGGCTTGACAGACCTTAGGAAGGAAGGGGTCGATGCGAACATCACACCCCTCCTCCTCAAACTCACCCCTGTAAAAATTCGTGGTAAGTTTCTCTTCCATTAGAACGGCAGGCTATCACTTGTTGCCTTGGCTGGTGCTGAGGCTTCCTCTGTGGTGTCAGGTTTATATTCATCTACCCAGACAGAGTGTGTCTTGCCGTACTGGTCGGCGCCATCCTTCTTTTCACCTATGGTGAGCTTGATGTACTTCTTACCGTTGTACTCAAAGATGTCGTCCTTTGGGATGTCGTTAAGGCAGATAGAAAAGTTGACAAGTGGGTATCCCTGAACCTGCTTGCCGCCGCCTACGAAGTTACGCTTGTTTTCCAAGGTGTCCTCCTTTTATTTGTTGGTGTTTAACATTGCTAGAATCTCTAGCAAATCTTTGTAGCGTATGACCGCTAAGCTCTCGCCTCTATCCTCCTTTATCACCTGCATATCAACAAAGACAGAAGGTTTGAGGTGTTGTGCTATTTTCTTTCTGACCTTTGCCTGTATCCTGAGTTTAAGCTCCTCCGATACATGGAGAAGGCAGTCAACTTCCTCATGGAATCCAAGCGCCCTTCCGTTGGAGCCCCATGCACGCTCAGCCTCGATGCCTGCTTCTTGGGCTTGCTTGACGATTTCTCGTTCATATCTGTTTCCTTTCTGTTTGCTTGGATGACTCATTAATACTCAACGCTCTTGGTTATTGTGATGTCTTTTTCATACAAGACCCTCTTTTTTAGCGACTCCTTGACAGGGTCTTTGTAGGAAGCCTGACGAGCGTCTACTATGTAACAATACGATTCTTTTGACAATATCACAAGTGCTAATATGTCTGTGGGTGTAGGGCTTGTTACCACAGGGTCATTAGGCTGAAACAACCAACTGTTTGGAAACTTTGAGCTGTCTAAGCAGGATTTCACATGAATCATGGATGTTGAAATCCATATATCGCAATCATAAGACTTATCGTTTACACCATAGACATGAAAGTCTACAGGCTTTGGTTTACGTCTTCCATGCATTAACATCCTGTGCACCATCATCTCTGCAATCTTGCCATAACGAATATCTGAGATAACCTTCTCTTTATCATCCTGATTCCTTCTACTATAGGCGTCCATGTTGGTCTCATACACAGCCTCTGCAAACAAAGAGCACAGGTCTTGCGTGTACTTATCAGGTTGTTCAAGCGGTATCTTGATTGCTTTCATAAGTGTTCAGTGTTCAACTGTCTAGGCTCTGAACGGTTGAACGCTCTTCTAGCCTTCTCCTTGCTTCTTCATTGAAGATACGATGTTGCTCGGTAGAATCCAAATTATCGTCAAGCTCTATGGTGAATCTGTCAATAACAGGACCTGTAATGCCTTGCGTCACCTCTATGTAGTGCGTGGTTCGTCCCATATTTAGTAGATATTTGGGACTTGTCGCATATTATGCACCATCTGCCCCTTATTGTTTTGTATAATCAACATTATTTGTGAAAAGTGTTGATTGAGTTGTGCAAAATCGAAGGTAACCCTTACACCTGATTTCCAAACAAGAGTAGATTCCGCAAATGTTATGCTTTTTGCGGAGTGCATCCCCCAATTTAAGTTTTAAGCAGTTATCCAATCATCTTCATCTTGTAGAATAACCGATTCAGCACCATCATATTCATCAATACGAAACTTTGTTCCTTCAGGTATCCATTTTACTTGTAAATCACTCATACCACCTATGAATAGGTCGGGATATGTTTTATCTACATAATCTTCCATCAGCCTGATTATTCGTTCAAATTGAACTTCACGGTGTCTAACAGTATCTAATTCTTCTACTAACTCAACGAGTTTTGGGTCAAATAGAACCTCAGTAAGTTCTGTATTCCAGCTATACCAGCCAGCACCATAGCCAGGCGAATATAAAACACCAACTTTTTCATCTTTAATTAGTTTATTCATAGTAGCTAGGGACTTCATTTGTTCTTTTGTTTTGAGTTGTCCTGTATTTCCAGTTATCTCGATTTGAAGTGGTCGCAATTTCCGACTTGTTGTCAGGGTTTAGCCTGTCTTTCGGCTCAGTTTCGTCAGGTTTTAAGCTCACGTTTTGTCTATCACTTCCTTGCATATTTGATACTCAAAGTTGAATTTGCAATAAACACCTTAAAAAGGTACTTAACGGTAAACCATAGGTTTACAAAGTGGTCGAATCTGACCCCTTTAGGTTGGTCACATTTTTTTGCTGTGCAATACAGGCTTATACAACGCCTCCATCATCATCTCTACGTCTGCCTTGAGGAACTCTTTATTAGGTCCAAAAGGTGCACACTTTTTGTCATCCACGCCTAAGACATTGCCATCTGCGTCGAATGCTATCTCAGCAATCGTGTAGATGCCGTTGTCCTCATACACTCTGTACTCGTAGGTCGTTACATCATCGTCAACGGTGCTATTACACTCACAGCGGTCCACGCCATCACCACAGCTAGGACAAAAGCCCCACCCAGCGCTACTCGTAGCTGATTCGTCGAGAATGTGGCTTTTGAATGGATTTTCGATTTGGGGATTATCAAGTACTCCGATGAGAGCATAGATATAAGTTGCTGCTTTGTATAGGTCTCCTTGTGGGTCTCCTTTGTGCTCATAACGATTCAGATATTTATACACGTTCCCTAATAGGAAACCTTTGAAGGCTTCCTCACTCAGGGATTCTTTAATGATTTCTATGGACTCGCGTCCTCTCCTTTTGTAATGGTCACTCATCTTCTTCCATGTAAGACAGTACTCTGACGAGCGAGTTCTTGAACTCTCTCACGCCATTCCAGTACCCATAGTCATACTCTTCGAATGATTTCTGGGTGCCGTTTGCGCAATCGTCTATGAGTTTGTCCAACATCGAAGTCGATATCTCTTGAATATCTTCTTTCGTGTAAGTCATGGCTCTATGATTAAGTTACAGGTAATCAATACCAATATAGAAACTAAAGAAGTATTGCGCAAGTACTGATTTTATGCAGGCTGTAGTTGTCGTACCTCGACATCCTTATCTGCAAGTTTAACAGGTATGTAAGTGTCCCCATTCTTCTCATATATCATGGGGACAATAAACTCCACATCGCCATATGTTGATAGAGGGTCAATGAAGGCAGCCTTTCCAACGCCATCATTTGCCTCTATAGCTTCGTCTGAGTCCAAAGTCTGGAGCTTAACATCTATGGTCTTATCGTAGGTATACGTCATAGTGTCAGGACTATGATTATAAACATCAAGCCTTAGATTGAGTATAGGCTTAGCTCTTTCTATGCTTACGATTGCGTGCATTTTTTTCATCATGCACCTCTCTTGAAATCATCGCTCTCATCCTCAGCATAGACACCTTCACTGTAGAACTCTGTGAGCTGTAGCACAGCACGCGCCTTGGCACGCTTCTCAGCCATTGCGACTGGATAGGAGTTCTTGGTGTTGTAGGGCGTGGACTCGCCAAAGGATTCTGCAGTCTTAATCACACCATCAGGGCTTACCAGCGTTGCGGTACACTTCACGCAGGCATGTTTCTCCTGTAGGTTCATGGTTACGACCTCATAAGTGAGACCTATGTTTGCCTTGTTAGCGATTTTTTCTACGCCTGTACGAGTGACGATGACACTATTGTGAATCTTGAAGAAGTCCTCTCCAACTAATCCATAATGTGCTGCCAGCTCTCTGAGTCTTCCTGTTCTATCCATTCTTCAGCCTCCATTTGGGTGAATTGCGGTTGTGTGCCCAGCTGCAACCTCTCAAAGCGTCTTACTGGACTTGGTTTACTAAATCTAAAGATTTTCGACATGGCATGCAACTCTTCCCAGTCAAGGGCGCTTACACGCCATTCTTTGAGCTCATAGGTAGGGGTTCTACGCCAGTCCTTGGGTCTAAAGTTCATCATGCGCAGGCTTCCTACATCGAGCCCCTCTCTTTCCGCATAGGCTAAGGCGTAGCACATAATCTGAAACTTATGCTTGTCTCGTATCGCCCCAGTCTTGTAGTCTACAATCGCAATGCTTTCCCCCATACGACAGACAAGGTCACAGGTTCCTGCATAGTCTAGTGGGACCAGCTTGTCAGCATCATGGTGCAGCTTAATTTCCGCATGCATGGGCTCGACGTTGTAGTCATAGGCAAACTGAGCCAAGGACGCTAAATGATTAGCAAGCCTTTCATCATCAGGGATTTCTAGAGCTCCCCTCTCCATAAATTCTTGGGCAAGGTCGTGGAATAAGGTCCCATAAGAGGCTGTTCGTTCAAGGGTTTCTTGGGTCTCAGCCTTGGTGTTCTTCTGCCACCACTCCTTGAGGTGCTCTGGTGTGGGTCTGCTACCTTCAATAAAGGCAGTTACGGAAGCATACCACTTCCCTTGATTATAGTACCACCGTTTACCGCCCTTATTGACTTGTAGCATAATTCAAATTTAATTCACAGGTAATATACACATTATTTATCTAAATGCAAAAGCCCAGTGTATCGTATCTCTAAATTCTTGGGGTCCAGCATGGTAACCTCTATGAGGTGGTTCCTGCTTTTTGCATACCCATAGACCCTACCACGTACCCTATCCAAGGACTTTCTAGAGTTACAGTGTATGACTAGCCCTAGACTAAGAGTACCCTTTGCAAAATGCCTGTCGTAGTCTTGGGCGTAGAAGTTGTCCCATGTGGTAATTGTCTTAGAGACCATATCTGTGGACCTTGTTCATGGTTGTGACAGCACTGCTTAGAAAGATGATATCAGCCATGATGCTACTCTTGACCTGTAGTAAAGAAATGTTTCCCACAAAGTATGGGTGCAGATTCTCCGATGCCTTGTTCTTGATGTGGTCCAGATTGGAATGGTTGCGTATAAAGTGCAGGCTTGTCTGCTCAATCATCTGCTGGGTAAGCTCAGTTAATTCCTGCATACAGTCTGTGGTGTGTTGTAAATCCTCTAGGTACCTGAGGAAGTCCTGCTCATGCTCTGTCATCGTAGTATCTTATATGTTGGTTTCGGTTTATTCTTCTTCATCCATGTGTTGGCTAACGCCCTCCAGTTGAGCACAGGTTTCCCACCTAGCACCCAACCCACAGACTCGTAGTAGTTGTAGTAATCTTTTGCAATTTCCGCATTACTTCCCTTGCTCTTAAAATACTCAATCGTATCCACTTCAGAAGGTGGCTCCTGTTTATATTCTCTTGTTATATTATTACTTGTTATATTAGGGGTGCATTTTGACCCCACCCCTGGGTTCATTTTGACCCCACCCCAGGTCAAATTTGACCCCACCCCCCTACCTAGCCGAATCTTCCTACGTGTGGTGTTTTCCTCGGTGTATAGTTGGATTTCTAGAACACCCATCTCCTTCATCGAGGCGATGGACCTCTTGACTGTGGACTTGCTCATGCCTAGGTGCTGTGCCAAGGTCTCATTACTTATCCAAGCATAGCCCTCCTTTTTGCACAGGATTCCTAGAGCTCCCAAGACCAATTTCTGGGCTGGTGTGAGCTTCTTAGACTTGCGCAGCTCTGGCGGTATAAAGATTGCATAATCATCCATCGCTCAAACATACGCACCCCAGACCTTAAGGGCAAGAGAAAAAAAATATTTGTGTTTTATTTGGGAACCCCTTATCATGTGTGTAAACCATAAACAACAAAAACGGAGACAACATGAAGACAGACATCATAACAGCAACATCGCTTCCTATTGACAACCCAACAGCCCAGATTACTAGCCAACAGGGCTTCCCATCCAAGATTCATGCCATGGTAAGTGGTACGAAGTTCGGCATGGATATCAACATGAACCTTATCTTAGACTTTTTTGATTCAGAGTGCTTGGAGGTCGTGGATTATCATGGTGGTGAAGGATATGCTGAGTATACCCATGAGTTATTCCCTAACCACAGGTTCATTGCCAATGCCTCCTTTGAGCGTGAGGGTCAGGACTGGGAGCTATATGAGTTGAATGATAACAGCCTAGAGATTGAGGTGATATCATGAGTAAACTAGACACCATGCCAGTATTCAACCATATCGAGGACGGAAGCCATGGTTGGCTTCAGGTCCCCACAAAGTTACTCAGGGAGCTTGGAATCTTTAACCATATCTCAAGGTATAGTTTCTTTGATATCTTTGGAGACACCGCCTTTCTTGAGGAAGACTTTGATGCCAACATGTTCTTGGCTAAGTACCAACAGGTCTATGGTATGAGACCCATGACAAGGGTGCTTTATAGGGAACGTATCAGGGACTTGCTAGATAACCTTGAGCGCTTCCCAGACCCAGAGAGTGACGCACTTTACAACAATATCTAAACCATTTGTTTCATGGTACCCCAGCTTCCTGTGACAGGGATTCTGGGGTTTTCTACATTTAGGGGAGATTTCTACGTTTTGTGGGAATTTCTACGCTTTGGGGATTTCTGGGATTTGACCAGATTTCTACGTTTTGCCGCCTATGGATTGAGCCCCAATATTTTTAGCCGCGGCTACAATGTTACCAAATTGTTAAGCTTTGCGCCTTGCCTTGACATGCTAGCCAATATGCCATATAATACAGGCATGATAAACGGCAATAAAGCCAATAACCAATACAACTCAATACAAGTACATACAACAACGAAAAACAAGAGGTGAAACCATGAAAAAAGCAAACCTTTACAAACAAGCAGACGTACTAGAATACGAATCAGGTAACAGAACCTTGACTCTAAATTATAATGGACGCTACATCGTAGCAGAGTTGCTAGAGATTGAATCCAAGGAGCTCCATTCACACGACTACGCAGAGGGCATGTGTCGTTTCGAAAGTACGGAAGCGCCCTACCTAACATTTCACACCCAGTGCGAATTAGTAAGAGAGGGACAAGAGTGGCTGCCAATAAATCCCATGTTCACCACAGTAAACGTAGACCAGCCAGAGCCCGAGCAGTTGTTTCGTAAATTTATCGAAGATATACAGCAACCATGAAAAAACACGAACAAACCTACAAGGGCGCATTGGTAATTTTTGGCGCCCTAATTTTCCTTTATTTCCTTCAATCAATACACTTAATCATTACACCATGAAAACAAAAACAACTACACACCAGATAAAAACCAACATCACCAGAACCCTTAACAGAGCCACAGGCACGCAAATCATGCATGGCGAGCGTTGGTATAACGAAGCCAGACTAAAGGCGCAGCACATTGCACACAGCGCAGGAATTGACCTTGCCACCGCCGCCGACGTTATCAGTATCCTAAGCCCCGCCAATGAATGGACCAACAATGTGCAAGAGGCGTTAAAGCTTGCGTTTAGCTACAAGCGCGAGCCGCAGCAGCTAGAGCTATTAACCTTTGTCACGTATAAAAACAACGTAAATAAAGCTATTCAGAGGCTAAAGGGGCATCCAGTACTTAAGGGAGCCAGCAAGACCGCGCCAAAAACATATCGATTCGCCAAGAACATTCAAGGCGACCAAGAGCCAGTGACAGTGGATAGGCACATGCTGAGAGCGATAAATTTTCCAGAAGGTGAGGGACTCAATCTAGGCAGTTACCTGCATATCGAGGAGGCGTTTCAAGACTACGCAACCACGCGCACAGAGTGGACACCAGCCCAGTTGCAAGCCATCATTTGGACGGTACAGCGTGAAACGCCTTTGACATGATTGACGCAGAGCACCGCGCAATACTTTCGATGATTGAGGAGCGCACACCACCAGAGACAGGGGAGGATATCGAGGAGCTTGCCTACATTTTCGATTTTTTGGCTACCTACTATAAAGCCAGAGGACAAACGGAAGCAGAGGCGCTAGCAAGTGAACAAGCCCAGAGCTTCAGAGACCGAGCCACGCCCGAAACCTGTAAACAATAGACACGAGCCGCGGCGCTAACATGCTGCGGTTTTTTTTATATCCATGAGCCAGCCAGCGCCAGGTTTTTTCGTGATAGGGGTGCCCTCTTAAATTTAGGCACGTAGTGCCCATAATACTCTGACTGCCTGACTGACACCAAATTCACAAAAGGTGTAAATTTCCGCAGATGTTTGGATATATAGTATAAAATGTGTATATTCCGCCAAACCTAACCTATACAATATCGGGATGAGTGAAAGAGATGTAGAAGACATTCGCACAACGGCTGATAGAGATGCCATGATGCGTTTTGTCATTGAGAGAATTTACAGTACGCCTTCAATGGTTGACAAACTGCCTAAGTACATGATGGAGAGGGTGTACAGGGTGGTTGAGTGGTCTGAACGCAATGGATGGGAATGAAGCAATTCACCAATAGACAGAAGGCTGAGATACTGGACGAGGTCAAACAGGTTGGCAATGTGTCTAAAGTTGCCCAGAAGTTTGACATAACCAGAGCCACCATATACAACTGGCAGAAGAATGAGCAGGACATAAGGTCTTCGCTGGCTCAAGATACGGCTTTGAGGGCTGTAAAGGATTCCTATCCTCTAGAGAGTGAAGTGCTCAAAGATGTGCAGGAATATGCAGAGCTGCTTAATAGGAAGGGCGCGCTAGAGCAAAGAAAGCAGATGATGAGCGCGCAGGTTGAGTTCATCTTGTGGAAGGTGGTAAGGTTATTAGAGAATCATCCTGACCTAGATGCAATTCACCCTAAGGATTTGAGTAAGATAATGGCGGATTTGCATTCAGTGCGCAAGGAGCTGTCAAATGAGCCGACAGTGATTATTGAATATCGTAACCAATGGATGGAGCAGGTGCTTAGTGTCCTTCAGGAGTTCTTAGATGCCGATAGCCTCAGGGCGTTTGCTCAAAAGATGGAGGCGGTGGAAGCCGACTACGAGGTATTATGAGAAACAGAAAACAGGATTATTTAAACGGCAAGGAGTACGAGAAGCTGTTCAGAAAGCTTACTGGTGCCACAGATGCTGGTCAGAAGGGTGAGTCAAAGCACATTGACTGTTACTGGAAGGAGTACAGCGTGGATGTGAAGGGTGCGAAGCAGTCCCATGCAGATGGGTATGCCTTAGTGGAGTTCGCCAATGTGGCTGGCAAGCCTGGCTGGGCTGTTCAAGGCGCAGACCTAATAGCCTTTATGTTTCCACAGAGGTTTGTGGTGGTTCGCAGGAAGGATTTGCATGACATGGCGCAGAAGCTTGTTGTGAAGCATTCAAAGGACACCCATATTATACGCTCTTCTGGTGTTACGGCTGAGAATGGATTGTACAAGATGATTGGGCGTTCAAGCAGAAAAGATGTTTTCACTTATGTAACACTCAAGGACCTATACAGCCTTACTTATGTCGAAGTCGAAATCAAATAGGTGGAGTGATGCGCTTGTCAATGTTGTGGGGCATGAAGCGCCTCCTGACAGTTTTGAGTTACGTAAAAGCTTTCTGGAAGGCGTTATGCTTGATAAGGATGGCAAGCCGATTAAACAAGCATCCATCCATGATGAAGTACAAAGGACTATCTATGGATGGGAGAACCAAGGCTATCGCAGGGGGGTCATTAAGGCTCCGTACAACACAGGTAAATCTCAACAGCTCCCTATTGGATTGGCGGTGTATCTTGCCACAAGGACGCCAGAGCTAGAGCAGTTGATTATCAGTAGTGATGCGGCACTAGCAAAGAAGAGGATTCTTGCCATTAGAGCCCTTACAGAGTCAAATGAATATCGGTATTGGTGTAAACAAAACAACTTCCTACCCTTGGAGTATGCTAAAAGGGATACAGGCTCTACTGAGTTCATATTATTCAAAAGTCGTAATCGTACTGGTAACCCATCTTTTGAAGCGCATGGGGTACTCACAGGC